TTGTCCAAAAAGCAATCAGGTTCCGCGAGGCGCGTCTTTTAGTCGAGTGTTGATTTTCAGGGACTTATATCAATGAAAATGACGCAAGTAGAGCTGGCAAAACAGCTTGGGATGGATCCTGGGCAGTTATGCCTCATGAAAAAAAAGGGAATGCCGATCACGGATGCTGAAAACGCTAGGATATGGTTGCAGCGCAATCGGATGAGATCCAAAAAACAGTCTCCCAAAACGGCTCCACAGTCGATTCCGATGGCAAGCGGTTCATCTGGAAATCCATCACTGGCAAGACAGAGGGCACGGGATGCCGAGGAAGGCTGCTACAAGGTTATGACGGAGGCGATTACTCGCGGTATACCGATTGAAATAAAGACGGCGGCGCAAGCTTGGCGGGACGCTCAGAAGGCAGTTTCAGAAGCGGAAAGACAGTTATTTGATTATGAAACCAAAAACAGAACTACGGTAGGACTTGACGAAATAAACGAAGTGTTCGCTCGCCACCTTGGCGGCTTGCGACAGTTGATAGATTCCTTACCAGCGTCCCTAGCTGGAAAGTGTAATCCGGCAGACCCAGATCTCGCCAGGCAAGTCCTTGAAGATGGGGTGGCTCAAATCTTTGTACAAATTGAAAAAGCTGAAGGTGCATTCTCTTGACCGCATTAGATAAAGTAGAAATCGGCAGGATGATCAGATCGTATCTATTGCCGCGTGAAAAACTTGGCCCCGTAGAATGGGCGGAAAAAAACTTAATTCTTAGCCCCAGAACCACAAACAGTCCCGGCCCTTACAGAACAATCACTACCCCATACTGCAGGGAGCCATTGGAATGTTTTGGTCGAACAAATGTAAGGGACTTAACATTGGTCTGGGCAGCTCAAACCTCAAAAACGCAAACTATCCTTGCCGGCATAGCGTACGTTTTAGATCGCGACCCAGCTCCGACTATGTGGGTGGCGCCAAGCGAAAGCATGGCTAGGAGCTTTTCAGAAACTCGCTGGATTCCATTGGTAGATGATTGCCCGGCCTTGGCGGCCCATAAACCAAACGACCTAGACAAATTTAAACTACTAGAACAGCACTACGACAAAATGAGCCTTTGGTTTGTCGGAAGTAACAGCCCGGCGAATCTTGCGTCTCGTGCTGTTCGCTTTTTGGTTATGGATGAAGTCGACAAGATGGCCGAAGCAGGAAAGCGTGAAAGCGGGGCCGTTCAATTAGCCGAGGCCCGTACCTCTACTTATCCAACAGCTCTGCGCGTAAAAACCAGCACCCCAACTATTGAAGATGGCCCGATTTGGATCGAATGGCTCAAAGGGGATATGAGATATTATTTTGTTCCTTGCCCGCATTGCGGTGAATTTCAGCGCTTAGTTTGGTCGCAGGTCAAGTGGGATGGGAAAACTGAGAACGGATGGGATATGATTCAGGTTAGAAACAGCGCTTATTACGAGTGCGAAAAATGTCATGGTAAAATATCGGATGGACAGAAATCAGCAGCTTTAAGAAAAGGTGAATGGCGTGCAACTAATCCAGGCGCAGAGCCAGGGCGGAGATCCTATCATCTTTCAGCCATATATTCGAGCTGGTCTACCTTTGGGCAGCTAGCGGTTAAATTCCTGCAAGATCGATCCAATGGCCTGATCGGCCTGCAGGATTTTGTAAATAGAGTTTTGGCTGAGCCTTGGGTCGAGCAAAACGAGGAACAGCAAACAGGCGCTAGTTTTGGAGGCTATCGAATGGGAGAACCTGCACCCATAGGCAGTAAGGTAATCGTCTCTGCCGACATTCAAGAAAGCGGTGGATGGCATTGCTGGGTAGTTGTAAGGGCGTGGCAGGCGAACGCTGGATCTCGTTTACTATGGTGTGGCCGTTTGGAAAGCTGGGACGAGTTGCGCTCAAAGCAGTTGGAATTTTCCGTTCCAGACGAAAATGTGTTTTGCGACGCGGCGGATCAGACCAGATCCGTGTACTGGAATGCTTGCCGTTTTGGTTGGGTTTGCCTTTGGGGTTCAGACATGAAACATTTTGCCCACTTTACAAAAGGCGGCCGCGCCAATCGTCCATTTAGTCCAGTAAGCGTTGGAGATCCTCTGGCTGGAAAAGTTGGCGATACTACTGGCCTTACAAGGCGCTATGCTCGCGTTTTCAAATGGAGCAACCCAACTGTCAAAGATATGCTTTTAACCCTGCGCCTTTCTGGATCTTTCCTAGTTCCAGATGATGTTCCAGCCGTGTATCAGGAACATATTACCTCAGAGATTAAAAAGGAAATCAGAAACCCTATGACAGGACGTGCTCGAGTAATTTGGAAGCAGGTAAAAAAACAAAATCACTTACTGGATGCTGAGCTGATGGGAGTGGTAGGAGCCTTGCTTCACGGGCTAATCAATTCAGACCCAACTACAATTCAAGAGGCTAATTTAAGCTAGGATTCGTCCTCGAAATAATTTCATCTCTTTTTTCTTGGCTTATGCTGCTTTGCTCTAATTGCTCTAAAATTTTCTTCTGTATATCCAGAGATTCCTGCCGCTTGCATTCCTCTGCATAGGCCAATGCTTTATTAAGAGCTCGTTTTTTACCAATCCAAATACAGATGTATGCGATAATAAAACCCCAAAGCACCGTATTTAAAATTGCTGGATGAATAGATCCTATGGCATCCACAAAAGAGCTCGACCAAAACTTATCACGCCAATCCATTCCCATAATTTAATCATGTGTTGACACAAGGCAAACAAAATGGCCGCCCTTTCCCGCAGACTGATCCGGGCAGTCGCTACCGATTATTTGGCTCAAGCCAGCGGAGTGACTGCGTCCGCCCTAGTGTCGCTCGCTGCTGACCGCAAAAGCGCCATGACTGGGGCCGCTTCCGGCCGTGCGCTTGTGGGATCTTCAGCCGGAGGCCAATCCGCCTCATTTCAAATTGACCTTAAACCAACCGATCGTGTTGAACTTTTTCAAAGCGCAATCGATTACCTAAACGGCGTTGCACTTACCAGGACATCAGCGGACTTTACGTTCGTGATCGACAGCTAATGGCTAAAGTCTCCCTCGTTCGTCGGTTAGGTGCAGGCATTAAAAGTTTTAGCGCTGGATTTGGATCGGGCATTAGCACGTTTCAACCGTACGAGGCCGCTGGATTTAGTCGGAAGCGGCCAGTCATCTACGGTGCGCATGCACGCGATTCTTCAATGGATTTAAGCGAATGGACAAGAGTAGAACTTCTTAAACTTGCTAGGCACATGTACAGGAACGTCGGACTTATTAAAGGAGCTGTGGATTCAATCGCTGCCTATTCGGTAGGCCCAGGACTACGGCCACAATATCGCGGAGCCGATGCCGAGTTTGGCAGATTAGCCGAACAATATTGGCGTGATGTAGTGGCACCAAATCCAGAAGTAACAGGACGTATGACCTGGACAGATCTACTTTTAGCACTCAGCAGATCGATTGATGTAGACGGGGACGTGTTCGTTATTATGACCGATAAGGGGAAATTACAAGTTGTTGAGGGTCACAGAGTTTGCGAGGGGGATAATTACGAAAGCACGGACGGAGTATTCGTTGGAAAGATGGGGGAACCCACCGCGTATCTTTTGGAGCTTGGCGAAACATACCGAAAAATTAGTTCGGATTTAGTAATTCACTTAATGGAAATGGAGAGGCCAGACCAGATCCGGGGAGGATCCAATCTGGCGAGAGCACTTAATCACGTGCGCGACTTAAAACTTTTGGGCGAATTTGAGAAAGACGCATTAAAATTACAGGGATCAATCGCTGCGGTTATTACTTCTAATGAGGGCGATGCGCTTGCTGGCAGTGGCGGATTCTTTGGAAACATAGCCACATCCGATCTTGGCGATAATTCTATTGCCCGCGAACAGATCACAAGCAGCGCCACGATTCCGCGGCTCGCACCAGGTGAAAAGATCGACATGGTTGCACCAAACCGGCCTAACAATGGATTCGAGCCATTTGCCAAGTTCCTAATCCGTGACGTTGCTATGGGACTCGGCCTGCCTATTGAATTTGTTTACGATCCAGCCAGCGTTGGCGGGGCCGGGATGCGGTTTATTGTTGCAAAAGCACAGCGCAGATTTGAACAACGGCAAAGGCTTTTGATCGATCGATTCTGCAATCGCGTGTGGAGATATTTTATCGGTGGAGCTATCGCAAATGGAGATCTACCGCCAGCAGAAGATTACAGAAAAGTGAGCTGGCAGACTCCGAAGTCATTGACCGTGGACGCCGGCCGCGAGGCACAGCAAGCGCGAGAGGACTACAAAGCGGGCCTAATTTCCCTACAAACCTATCACGGAGAACTTGGGGAGGACTGGGTAGAACAAGTCGACCAGATTAAAGCTGAGCAAACATACATGAGCGGCGGTATCGAAGTTGCGCCTCAACCTCTTATCACAAAAATTGGGGAGGGTGGCGCTCGCTCTATCGCGGCAATCTTGCAATCGATTGGAACTGGTCAAATTACAGCCGAACAAGCAGAGGTTATTCTTGTATCAGTATTCGGGTTAAGCAAAGAAGATGCTGTAAAAATAGCTTACGGTGGCGCACCCGCTCCATCTGCAAATGCAAATACTGCAACCCCTAAAGAACCAGAAGCAGATAATATTGCTACCGACAACCTTACCCCAACCGAAGTCATCACAGATCCTAATCAGCCAAACGCAAGCCCCGACAATGCTCCTAAAGAAATGCGGGACGCCACTGAATCATTTATCATGCCCGACGCACCTGATTTTAACCTTAGTACCAAAGAGCTAAATATGATTGTGCAGGCATTAGGCATCGGTAAGTCAAAATCAAAAAAGAAAAAGTAATTTGACACCCGTTGGCCAGCATGGCCAACAAACTTTCAAACGTATCCATTTTAACAGTAGGCGAGGCCAAGGGCCACAACTTGCTTATCGATCAAACCTCACTCGAGCAAGCGCTGGCCGTGGCGCTGACGATGAAACGCATTAAGGTGACCATGGGCCACGGCGCGGAAGTGTCCGGGATCCTGGGCTATATCGATGGATTTAAAATTCAGGGCGATCGACTAATGGGTGATCTAACCCTGTTTAACACAAATGAGGCTCAGTTTGTTCAGCACCTAGCCAACGTACTGCCTGAAGGATTTGGCCTATCTCTTACCTTTAGTGGAGTGCCCGAACAAGTAGCAGGCGATCGGTTTGCCAGGGTAACGGAAATTTATGATATTAGCGTGGTGAGCACGCCAGCCGCAAATCCGGCTGGGATGTTTTCTGCATTCACGGCAGTTGACATTAAAAAACTGCAAATGAACGAAGCACCTGTTGAAGTAAAGAAAGAGCTCAGTGAGCCTGCTGTTGTCGCAGCTCCCGCACCCGAAGCTCCTGCCGTCGAAACTCCTTCCGTTGTCGAAGCACCGAAAGCCGAATTGGCTGAAATGCCTTCCGACAAGCCTGCAGAAAAAATGACGGAGCCCACCTTGATCGATATTGCTGCAATGCTTTCAGAAGTTCTCGCGCTTATGAAGGCGGATGCAATTTCTGACGTTGTCGAAGCGCCCGAGATGGCTGCAGAGCTCAGCGCAAAGACTGAAGAAAAGGCCGACGACAAGGCCGTGACCACTTTGGAAAAAGCCAAGGCCGACGCTGCTGGCGCAGTGGCGGTTCCCGCTGAATCGAGCCAACCGCTCGGCCGGGCA